GAAATCGGGAAACTACGAGGAGGATGACCTAACCATTATGCGTGGTATTGCGTCTGAGATCTCTTACCCCACTTATGATTATTTTGGCACACTAGTGCAATTCATGGGGTCTAACCCGTCTGGTCACCCATTGACCGTTGTTATTAATAGTTTGGTAAATTCGTTGTATATGAGGTACACCTATTATTCCATTGCCAAGAAGAAAGGCTGGTGGAGGGTACCGAGGTTTGACCAGGTTGTGTCGCTGATGACATATGGAGATGATAATATTATGACCGTGGCACGTGGATATGATGATTTCAACCACACCGCCATTGCGCAGGAGTTGGCAGCGGTGGACATTAAGTACACTATGGCTGACAAGGATGCTGAGTCGGTCCCCTTTGTAAATCTGGGGGATGCGTCTTTCCTAAAACACTACGCTAAATATGATGAGGAACTAAAGTTGTACAGGTCTCCGGTTGAGGAGGATTCTATTGCAAAGATGTTGCATGCTCACAAGAAGTCTGATTTATTGACTATGGAGCAATCGAGTGCTGAAGCAATTCAAAATGTTGCGCTGAAGTATTTCGAATTTGGACGTGAAGTGTACACTCAGAAAGTAGCTGAGTTGAAAGAAGTTGCACAAAAGACCGGCCTGACTGGATATGTTGGTCCAATTATGGACTATGATGAAAGGATGAAATGGTATTGTGAGAAGTTTGGCCTGGAGTCGCAGGCAGGATATAAGCACAAGATTAGGAAGTGCAGTGTGAACTCCGCAGAGGAGCAGTTGCAGTTGAAAGCGATAGCCGAAATGCCGCTAAAATGCACCGCAAAGGAGTACGACTTCCCCGGGGGTCGCGCAGGAGATCTTCTATTCATGGCTCGTGACATTAATGTCTTAGTAGTCGTAGAGGTCAAATGTTGCACACGTGAGAATGTTGAGAAGTATGCCCGAGTAGTGGAACAAGCCGAAGATTTCGGCAAGGCGATGCACGCCCTTTACCCTAAGGACGCTGTCTATTCCGCCATTTACACTTATGAGGGCTATAAGCTCGTGGCCGCATATAATATGCGTAAAGGCCGTTTGAACGAGCGTAATATCAAGCTTCCCTTCTTTAAGTAGGGCGGCCCCGTCTTTACTGGTCACAGCAGACGTTAAATATTGAGGCCCCGGCGTTGACCCTATGC